GGTAATCCGGGTGCATGGTTTTGGAATGTAGGAGGTCAACCTTATCCGGAATCAGACGATATTAAAGAAAAAATAAACTCACAAAGAGAATGGGGAGAAGTTTTAGAAATGGACAAATAAAAACTGAAACTATCTCGTACATTAACGTATTAATAATATAACAAATTAAATATGGCAAATATAGATAACGAATGTAAAGATCTAGAAGTACAAGACTTCTATGATAATTCAACAACACACTTAGAAGACATTATGACGCATCAAAAAGAGATGCAAGAAAAAACCTACGGGTTTAACTTTGAAGATATGTCAATTAGAGAAGTAATGGACTTTTGGCATGTTAATACTCACGCAGTAGTTGATGAAATTCACGAAATGACTGATGCTTTAGGTGGTATCAAAGATGGTTCTGGAAATGCAGTATGGAAATACTGGAAGAAAGACTTCTCAAAATATGAAACTATGAAAGTTTCAGATCTGTCAGATGACGATCGTAAAGAATTGTATATGGAATGGGTTGACATTCTACACTTCTTTATCAATTACGCAGCATCAATTGGCCTCGATGCAAAAACGGCTTATAACTACTACTTCGCAAAGGCTGAAGAGAATAAGAACCGTCAAAAAAGAGGCTATTAATGTTATTAGATATTGAACAAACCAATAAGGAATTAATAGTTTCTTATTATGACAAAGAAGGTAAAGTTTCATTTAAGAGATATGGTGTAAATCAATTTCAAAACTGGGTCGTTACTAAAGAAACTGATAAGTATAAAGATAAGACATATAGAAATTGGGATGATCGGCCTTTAAAAAGAGGTATTGCTAAATCATTTAATAAATTTAGTTTACTTTATTTTATGGATTCTTTACCAGAAGCTGATAAAGAAGAGATATACGAGTTTAACATGCCTCGAACATATTTCGTCGATATTGAAACAGAAATTATAGATGGTTTTCCAAAACCAGAAGAAGCCAAATCGCGCATTCTTACATTTTCAATTATTACACCAGAACGTAAAGCTATTGTATTAGGTTTAGAAGATCTTACATCTGAACAAATCAAGAAGATTGAAGAAGATACAAATAAGCATTTGAAAAACTATGATACTGATTGGGACTTCTCATATCATAAGTTTGATAATGAGTATAATATGCTGTATACATTTTTGCATAAGTTTTTACCTAAGTTCCCAATGATGACAGGGTGGAATTTCATCAACTATGACTGGCAGTATATAGTCAATCGTTGTAAGAGATTACAAATCGACCTGACTGAGGTGGCTATCACTGGCCAACTTGACAGAAATGATAGTAGACCTCTTCATATGGGTATTTTAGATTATATGCAATTGTATGACAAATACGATAGATCAGTTGCGGTAAAAGAATCAAATTCATTGGACTTTGTATCAGGTGCAGTTTTAGATGTTACCAAAATTAAATACACTGGTTCATTACAAGATCTTTATGAAAATGATTTTACAAAATATGTATATTATAATGTAATTGATTCATGTCTAGTATATTATATTGATCAACAATTAAGATCTATGGAAGTTCTTTTAACCTTAGCAACTATTACTAGAATGCCACTATATAAAGCAAGTTCTCCAGTAGCAATCACAGAATCTTTATTAGCTAGAAAATTAGCAGAAACAAATAAAAAAATAGGAGTAGAATATGGTAAAGCAGATTCTCTTAAAGATGGTAAATTTGAAGGTGCATTTGTAAAACAACCAATTGTAGGTTATTACACTGGAGTAAGTGCGTTTGACTTTGCATCGCTATATCCTTCAATAATGAGACAATTTAACATTTCACCTGAATCTTTTATAGAACAAATTCCTCAAAATGAAATAAATGAAAGACGTAAAGATGAAAATGTTATCGTTTGTGAAAATGGAGTTGTATATAAAAAGGAAGATTCTATTCTTAAAAGAATTTTAAGTGATTTATATGCTCAACGTAAAGACTATAAAAAAACGTCTTATATGTATTATGAAAAAGCATACGAACTAGAAAAAAAATTAAAAAATTTAACCTAAAAAAAATAGAAAGACTGTAGAACAGACTTGATATATAATTAAACAAAATACATTATATGAACCAGAATATCTTCAAACCAAGAGTTAACATTTTACCATATGAGTATCCACAGTTATTAGCATATAAAGATGCTATTAGACATTCTTATTGGATCCATACTGAGTTTAACTTTACCACAGATATTGATGATTTTAAAACAAAAATCAGTGATCAAGAACGTGAAGTTATTAAAAGAGCAATGTTAGCAATTGCACAAATTGAAGTAAACGTAAAGACTTTTTGGGCAGATCTTTATAAAAGAATGCCTATTACTGAAGTTGGTGATGTAGGTATGACTTTCGCAGAATCAGAAGTTAGACACAAAGATGCTTACGCTCAATTGCTTAGAGTTCTAGGTTTAGAAGAAGAATTTCAAAATGTAGTAGAGATTCCAGCAATTAAAGATAGAATTTCTTATTTAAAGAAATATTTGAACGGATCACGTAGTAAAGATGATAAAATGTACACGAAGTCTGTATTATTATTTTCGTTATTCATTGAACACGTGAGTCTTTTCAGTCAATTTTTAATTATGATGTCTTTCAACAAAGAAAAGAACTTATTTAAAGGTATTTCAAATGTTGTTGAAGCAACATCCAAAGAAGAAGAGATTCATGGTAATTTCGGTTCAGAACTTATTAATATTATCAAAGTAGAAAATCCAGAGTGGTTCGATGAAGAATTCGAACAACTAATAGATTCTGCATGTAAAAAGGCATACGCAGCCGAAGTTAAAATTTTAGATTGGATTTTTGAAAACGGAGAATTAGAATTTCTCTCTAAGAAAACCATCGAAAATTTTATACAAAATAGGTTCAATAACTCATTAACACGTATCGGTATGAAACCTGTTTTTGACGTTGACTTCGCAGAGATTGAAAAAACCTTATGGTTTGATGTAGAGATCACTGCGACTAAAGAAGGTGATTTCTTTTATAAGAAACAAGTAGACTACAACAAAAAGAGTAAGTCAATCACCGAAGACGATTTATTTTAACTAAAAAATTTAAAAAAATTATAATATGGAAAAAGCCGGAACAAATCTAGCAGAACTAAGCCATGATCTAACAATAGATGATGCAAAGGACTCTCAAGGGAGATCAAGATACTATTGGTTAAATGATGATAGTAGATTATTCTTATCAAGAGGATATATTTCAGAATCACCCGAACAGAGAATTAAAGATATTGCTAATACTGCAGAAAAGTATTTAAAGATTGAAGGTTTTGCTAAAAAATTCGAAGACTATATGTCAAGAGGCTTTTATAGTATGTCCACTCCGGTTTGGATTAACTTTGGAAAGGACAAAGGACTTCCAATCAGTTGTTATGGTTCAAATGTCGATGACACATTAGATAGTATCTTAAACGGAAGTAGAGAAATTGGAATGATGTCAAAATATGGTGGAGGAACTTCCATTTATTTAGGTAATATTAGAGAAAGAGGCGCTACTATTTCTACAGGTGGAACAGCAGATGGTCCAGTTCACTATGCAAGAATGTATGACACTACAGTTGATGTGTGTAAACAATCTGAAGCAAGACGTGGTGCATGCGCAGCGTGGTTGCCAGTAGAACATAATGACATCTTAGAGTTTTTAGATATTGGAACAGAAGGTAACCCAATTCAAAATCTACAATATGGCGTTACAGTTACTGATCAATGGATTCAGGAAATGAAAGATGGTGATGCAGATAAACGTAAGATTTGGGCTAAAGTAATTCAAAGACGTAATGAGTTTGGATATCCTTACATTATGTTTAAAGATAATTCTAACAACAATTCACCATATAAAGAATTAGGTCTTGAAATTACAGCTTCTAATTTATGTAGTGAGATTCAATTACCAACAGACAGTTTCAATTCATTCGTATGTTGTTTAGGTTCTATTAACCTATTGCACTGGGACGAGATTGTAGAAACAGACGCTATTGAAATCTACACACTGTTTTTAAATGCAGTGATGGACGAGTTTGTTAAAAAGTCTTATAATATGCCAGGAATGAAAAGAGCGCACCGCTTTGCGGAACAACATAGAGCACTTGGTCTAGGTGTATTAGGATATCATTCTCTATTTCAATCTAAATTAATTGAATTCGAATCGCTAGAAGCTAAACAATTAAACTATCAAATCTTTAAAACACTTAAAGAAAGAACAGAAAAAACTTCACAGTGGTTACACGACGAGAAGGGTATTACATCTTTAAGAGAAGGTTTTGCTAATACAACATTGGTAGCTATTGCACCTACTAAATCAAGTTCATTTATTCATGGTCAAGTTTCTATGGGTATTGAACCAATCAAGTCTAACTACTTTATTAAGGATTTGGCTAAATCTAAAACTATTTATAAGAATCCATTTTTAGAAACAGAACTTGAGAAATATGACTTAAATACACCTGAAGTATGGGAAGATATTTTAAAGAAGGACGGTTCAGTTCAGCATTTAGATTTTCCAACTAAAGCGGTCTTTAAGTCATTTATTGAAATTAGTCCAAGTGAATTAATTTTACAAGCAGGACAAAGACAACAATTTATTGATCAATCGCAATCTTTGAATTTAATGATCCACCCATCTGTGCCAGCAAAAGATATTAATAAACTTTATTTGAATGCACATGAATCGGGAGTTAAAACTCTATACTATCAATTTAGTCAAAGTTCAGCACAATCATTTGCAAGAGATATTCTAGAATGTGCGAGTTGTGAAGGATAAAGGTGTGGTTTGAAGACCACGTCTTAGGACCGTTATAGTTAACGGGTTGGGCAGAGAAAGTTCGCTACTATCTCTGCCTTTTTTTTTGCTTCATTTTTAATGAAACTATTCCACAGATCTCTGTATAATATTCAAATATCATTATCTAAAAATAAATTTATGAAATTACAAATCGATCGTATTGATCAACATGCATTAACAGAGTTTATCAATCGTGTTAAACTCATTGACTCTTTTATTTATATGAAAATTAAAGATGGTCAAATCCAATCAACAGTTTATCTTCCACAACGAGATGCTGTAAAACATCACTCTATTCAAGCTGACACTATCTTCCAAGTAAGTGAATGGCCTGACACTGACAAAGAAATGAAAATTGCATTTTTTGAAGGTAGTAAAGTTATTGAAGCAATTAAGCACTTTGAACACGATGCAATTAAAGGTGAATTGGAATTTATCGAAAATGATGAAGAATTCGTAGCATCAACATTGCGTATTTTTAATGACGAATTAGAAATTACACTTTCATGTTCTGAGCCTTCTTTAGGATTTAAAGATCTTTCACAAGATCAACGCGATGCTATCTTTGCTCGCTCTGATGCTAAATTTGATTTTACATTGGATACACATTCAATCGGTAAAGTTAAGAATCTTTTTTCACTTGACAAAGATGAAACATTTGGTATTAATTCAGATGTACAAGGCATTAACGTTAATGGTAAATCATTTAATGTAGTACTTACACCAGATACAAGTGGTAATGGTAACGTTACTGTTTATAAAAAATATCTAAATTTATTAGACAAGGAAGAGCAAACGGTTTATGTGTCAGATTCTAAAGTTGTATTCGAATCAAACGATTCACATACTTTATTGACAATTTCAACCTGCCAAACTGCCTAATATATGAATATCGAAGAGTTAGAAAATAAATCAATTGATCAACTCACAGATGATGAGGCGAAGCTGCTTGTAGATCACTACAAGCAGCTTTCTGCCAAATACACTGCATACGAACAAGCTGTTAAATTAACTCTTAACTCTATCTACGGAGCATTTGGTAATAAGTGGTTCCACTTTTTCAATCTCGATATTGCTGAATCAATTACCAAACAAGGTAAAAATGCTATTCTTTATTCAGAAACAATTCTTAACAAATATGTTAATGATTTTTGGCACAAAGATACGGCAGTTCATGAACAATTTGGTATTAAAGTAAAGGGTAAAATTGAAAAACCTGCCGTAATTTATATTGATACTGATTCTTGTTATGTACAGTTTCAGGATTTATATGAATCTATCATTTGGAATGATGAAGATAAAAAATTAAAAATTGATGAGTTTATTCTTGCTTTTTATGCCTTTAGATTAAAGGATTACATTGCAAAATGTATGGAAAAATATGCAGAGAAAAGAAACACTGATAATTTCCTTATATTTGAACTCGAATCATTGGCATACAATGGTATTTGGATGAGTAAGAAAAAATACATTCAAAATATTGCATGGGATGATAAATTAGAAGTTACAGATCGTCACCCATCATTAAAGAAGGTAAAAACAATCGGCTTTGATACTATTCAATCTTCTACTCCAAAATTTGCTAGAGAAAAATTAGTAGAAGCTCTTAGAATTTTATTTAATTCAGAAGTTCAGCCCACTGCAAATGAGTTACAAGAATTGGTTGAATTTATGAAGCAATGTAAAAAAGAATTTAAATTAGCAGATATAGGTGACATATCTTTTAATAAAAGAACCAATAACATTGATAAGTATATTATCGATGATCAAGAAGAATTACAAATTGGTCTAAAATGTCCAGCTAATGTAAAAGCAGCTGGCTACTATAATTATATTTTAAATAATAATAAAAAATATAAAAACAAGTATAAACACATTTCAAATGGTGAAAAATTAAAAATATACAATTGCATAGGAACTATTAGTGAGGTGTACGCATTTATGCCTAACGAATACCCATATGAAATTGCACCAAAAGTTGATTACGATACACAATTTGAAAAAGCAATGATCGATCCACTCAATAGAGTATTAACAGCAATCGGTCTACAAACACTAGATACTAACCTGATCTACGCATCAGCATTATTTTAAAAACTATGGACGGAACATATTACAAATTTAGAGAAATTATGGCAATGGTAGAACTTACACCTAATGATATGGAATTAGGAGAAGCTGTAAGATCATATTATCATACTGATTACAAGAAACAACAACAAGATCCAAATCAGTTAACGATTCAATTTCCAGAAGAGGAAGTATTAGAAGATTAACATGAGTGATACAACAAGATCAAATATGGTTATGCATCAAACAGATGTTAGACCATGGGGAGAATATGAAGTAGTTTTAGATGCACCTGATGTAAAAATAAAACTAATAGAAGTTTTTCCTGGACAAAGAATGTCATATCAGTACCATGAACAACGAGCCGAAGTATGGACCGTAATTCATGGTACTTTGACAATTGTATTGAATGGAGAAAAATTGTACAGAGGACCTGGGCAATCAATTAGAATTCCATTGGGTGCAAAACACCGAGCATGGAATGAAACTGATTTACCAGTTCATTTTGTAGAAGTACAAACGGGAACATATTTCGGAGAAGACGATATAATTCGTATAGAAGACGATTACAATAGAGAATAACATGGACGTAAAACTAACAGCAGAACAAAAAGAATTTGTTGATCAGTATAATGCAATACTCAATAGATTACACGATATTCAATCTAATATCGGTAAACTTAAAAAAGAAGCTGACGAAGCTATATTAGCTCTTAATCAACTTAGACACAAAGAACAACAACTGTTTCCCGATAACGAAGAAACAATTTAACATTTTACAGTATAATATAAAAATACAACAATAATATGGCAAAAAAAGATTTTAGTTTTGACGATATAAATGCAGAGTTAAAGGCATTGAATCCAATGGGTTCAGTTATGGCAGATTCTACCTTTAGTGAAGTTACAGAGTGGATTGACACAGGTAATTATCACTTAAATGCATGTGTTTCAGGTTCTCTTTTTGGCGGTTGGCCAAATAGTAGAACTTGTTCAATTGCAGGACCCTCAGGAACAGGTAAAACATTCCTAGTTTTAAATTCTGTAAAAAGAGCAATTGACATGGGTTACAGCGTAATCTATTATGATTCAGAAGCTGCAGTTGATAAGGATCAAATGGAAAAGTTTGGTATTGATGTATCAAAGGTTAATTATCAACCTATTAATACAGTTCAAGAATTTAGAACATCAGTTACTACATTAACTGGTAAAATGCAAGAAATCAAAAGAGCCGGTGGTAATACACCAAAGGTAATGATGATTCTTGATTCTGCAGGTAACTTAGCGACTGCTAAAGAAATTGAAGATGCTCGATCAGGTTCTGAAAAGGCAGATATGACAAGATCTAAAGTTCTTAAGTCTATCTTCCGTATTATTATGACACCTCTCGCTGATCTTAAGATACCTTTTATTTTCACTAATCATACATATCAAACACAGGATTTTATTTCAAGACAAGTTGCGGGTGGTGGAACAGGACCAGAATATGCAGCATCTATTGTTCTATTCTTGAACAAAGCACAACTTAAAGATTCAGGCGGTGAAAAAGCTGGAATTATTGTAACAGCAAAACCTAATAAGAATAGATTTGCTAAACCAACTAATATTAAATTTCACTTACACTTCACAGAAGGAATGAACAGATATGTAGGTCTAGAACAATATATTGATTGGGAAGAAATAGGTATTACTAAAGGTACTATTGAAAAAGGTGTAAAAACTCCTAAGAAAACAGCACGAAACTGGATCTGTAAACATCTTGATGAAACAGTACCTAATAGTGAATTCTTTAGTGAAAAGGTATTTACGCAAGAAGTATTAGAAAAAATTGAAGCAAGAATTAAACACGTTTTCAATTATAATACGGAAGAACGCGAACTTGATTTAGAAACATTATTAGAATCAGATGCAGATTAATGAGGATAAGTTACCTATAAAATATGTTTTAGGCATTGAAAAGGACTTACCCGATTATCCAACATCTTTTGATATTTTATTAGCAGAAATTAAATTATGTGTCAGAATGCCTGACAGGTATAAGGGTAATTTTACTTTACACGCTCTAAAAACATATAGGTTTCCAGAAACAACAGAAGAACATCTACTAGAATCCATTTCTGAATTAATAGATTTGGATCTAGTAGAACCTTTAAATACTACACATGGCAAAGAGTCATGGACAATAAAAACAAACCCGTTTGAATGATATTAGTAATCGATAATTTTATTAAAGACAAGAATTTACTACAAGAAATAGCAAATGATAGTAAATTCTTTTCGGATCCGGGCGTTTATTATTGGTGGGATGGATGGTGGAATGAAGAAGCTAAAACTACCAAACAACGACTTATAGATGCTATATGGGCTGATAATTGCCCATTGAGTAAACCAATGTCAATTAGAGGTTTTGAGTATTGGACAGGTATTCAAACTGCCAATACAGAAATGGGATTTAGTAATAATTTAGGAGGTCATTATGACAAAGATGAAGAATTATTTGCTAAAACAGGTGAAATAGTAACGCCATCTATGGGTACAGTTTATTATCCAGAACAACCTGAATTTGAAGGTGGTATGTTAGAGATTTATACAGAAGGTGTAGATAAAACACCAGAAGTGGTTTATGCAAAACCAAATAGATTGATAATTTTTGATGCTGGAAAATATGTACATGCTGTTACACCCGTGACTAAAGGTACTAGAAAGGCAATAGCTATTAATCTATGGTTAACAGAACCGCTAGGGAAACAAAATGGCGCTATGCGCATAGAAGGATAATAACAGTTAATAAAAAAATATGCAATTCGGACAAGATTTTGAAAAAATATTCTTTAGATTATCATTAGAGAAGACTAAGTACTTAAAGAGTATTAAGAGTGGTTTTTACACTTCACAGGAAATTGATATTTTAAGTCAACTGTCTAATAAATTCTTTGAGAGATTCAATGAAACTCCAAAAAAGGATCAATTGAATATGTTGATTCAAAGGAGCGAAAAGGCTAAAGAGAAGATCACTGAAAATATTTTAAATACTATTTTTGAAGTTGATTTAGATCAATACGACGAGGAATGGTTAACTACTACTGCAGAATCATGGATTAAGTGGAGAACATTTGATACTTCATTGATTGATACGATTGAGTTTATTAAAACTACACAAGTAACGCCTGAAAACGTTGACAGTATTGTCACAAAGGTTAAGGGTCTGATTAATGATAGAAATAATTTATCATTTAATTCTGATCTAGGACTTGACTTCTTTGAAGTAGATTCTCACGATCAAAAGGACACTGAGAAAGTTAGCACTGGTTATAATTTCTTAGACAGAATGCTAGGTGGTGGATATGATAAAGGAGGTAACTTAATCGTATATGCTGGTGAACAAAACATTGGTAAATCAATTTACTTAGCAAATGACGCAGCTAACTTTGTTAAAATGGGTACAAATACTGTAGTAGTAACTGCAGAAATGGCAGCACATAAATTTGTGAAGCGTATCGGTTCTAACTTATTAACTGTTAATATTAATGAATACGCAGATAAAGCTAAAAACAAAGAGCACATTCAACGTAGATTAGAGACTGTTGGCGATGGATTTACTCCACCGGGTTCATTATTTGTTAAACAATTTCCAACTTCACAGGCAACTGTATTGGACATTGAAGCATATGTAAATCAAATAGAAGAAGAAAAACAAATTAAGGTAGGTGCAGTTGTAATTGACTATATTAATATCTTAGCAAATTACAGAAATCAAAATACTGAAAATACTTATATGAAGATTAAGCAAATTGCAGAAGATCTTAGAGCTATGGGTATTAGAAATAATTGGTTAATTGTTACCGCAACACAGATTACAAGAAATGGATATAACTCATCCGACATTGGCATGACAGACATTGCAGAATCTGCAGGTCTTTCACACACAGCTGACGTTATGTTAGGTATTATTCAAGACGATTTAATGAGAGCTAATAATGAATATTGGTTAAAGGTTCTTAAGATTAGAGATGGTGAAGGAAAGGGTACAAAATGTAAATTAGATATTAATTGGAATTACATGCGCCTCATTGAAACCGAAGAAACTACAAATTCAAACTTACATAGCATATAATTATGGCACAAGATAAAATATTTAATAATAATTTCGAATCACCAGATACTGAATTTAGTAATATAAATTTCGAATTAGATCCTAACGTTAAAGACAATAAAGATGAAGAAGAAAAAATTCATTTTGAATTAATCGCAAGAGAAATTCATAAACTAATAGAATTGTCTAGATTTAAAAAATTTAACGAAGTAGATGAATTAGGACGCTGTGCTACACTTAAGAAGGTCGATATTAATGACATATATGGATATATCATTGATGAAATGGCAGCTAAAAACAGTCGTATAGACATCTTTAGTGAATTGTGTGTATATTTTGACATTAACCCTACTAAATTTTATAGTTCTCTTTCTAATGTTTACAAAGAGGACTTGATTCAAGAATTAGATTTGCGCACAGGTATTCTTAAGAGAAAGAATATAATGAAACTTTTTTAAAATGATTGAAACTTCTTTACTAAAGCGTGGTGCCAATCGAGTTTGGGTGCTAGGCGATTTACATTTTGGAGTAAGAGCTAATTCCGTAGAATGGTTAGACATTCAAAAACAATTCTTTGAGGAGGTTTTTATACCTACTTTAAAAGAAAATGTTAAACCCGGCGATGTTTTAGTGCAAGTTGGCGACACGTTTGATAATAGACAATCTATTAATATTAGAGTACTTAATTACGCCGTAGATTTATTTGAAAGATTAGGTAAAATTCTTCCAGTACATATCATATGCGGTAATCATGATATTTGGGCTAAAAATTCAAATGAAGTGACTTCAATAGATTCGCTTAAATGGATTCCTGGTGTACAGATCTATAAAGAGCCTAAATTAATGGATTGGTCAGGTAGAAAAATATTAATGATGCCATGGCGCAGAGATGCAAATCATGAAGCAGAAACACTGGCAGATTATCCAACAGCAGAAATTATATTTTGCCACTCTGAAGTTAAAGGCATCTACTTAAATGCTAAAGTAAAAAATGAACATGGAACAGATTCCAATATTTATGACAAATATACTAGGGTCTTTAGCGGTCATATTCATTTTAGACAAGAACGCGGTAAATTATTAATGGTTGGAACTCCATATCAATTAACAAGGTCTGATGCAAATAACACGAAGGGCTTTGATCTCGTTGATTTAGAAGATATGTCAGAGACCTTTTATCCAAATGATGTATCACCTAAGTTTATGAAATATAACATCGTACAACTGTACGATATGCCTCTGGGTCAGTTTAAAAATCAAATTAGAAATAATTTTGTAGATTTATTTGTACCTTCTAGAATAGCAACTACCAATGCTCTTAGTAAATTAATTAATGAAATACAGAATATTAGTAGAAAATTAGAACCAAATATTTATCAAGAAGAAAACTACATAGACAAGGATTTTTATGACATGGATGATGTTGAAGAAATGTATAAAAATTACAGCATTATGAATTTGTGTAATGTTTATGTCGATGGATTAGGTGATGATGAAGAAACTAAGGCAAGATTAAAGAAAAAACTAAAAGCACTTTATAATCAATGTGCACATGATAACGGTACTGAAATATGAGAATAAATTTTATAGAATTTAAAAACTTTGCATCTTACGGTAATCAATTACAAAGAATAGAATTTGAAGAAGATCAATCAAAATTATTTCTAACTCTTGGTAAAAATGGCGATGGTAAAACTACTATCGCCAATGCTATTATATATGCGCTATACGGTAGAGTAGAGGGTGTTAAATTAGCTGATTTACCAAATAGAATTAATAAAGAATTGCAAGTTAAAATAGGCTTAACTTGTGGTAACATTGAAGTTGAAATAGAAAGAGGTTTATCACCTAATACATTTACGGTAAGACTCAATGGTACTGAATTTGATAAAGCAGGTAAGAAGTCTGTACAAGATTATTTAGAAGAAGAGATATTTGGAATTCCATACCATGTTTTTAAAAATATAATTATTTTATCTGTTAATGATTTTAAATCTTTTTTGACAATGTCAAATCAAGATAAGAAACAGATCATTGATAAGATGTTTGGTTTTTCTATTCTTAATGATATGCAAATGTCAATTAAAACAGAAAGAAGAAACATAAAAATGGATATTGATTCATATGAATCTGAATTAAATCAAATTATTGATTCCATCGCTTCTGTTAAAGGCAAACTCAACGCTTTATTAGAAGAATCACAAGAGAAGAATAATTCTAAAATAGATGAACTAAAATCTAGTCTAGTTAAATTAAATGAAAGTGTTAAGACATTAGATTTAGAAAAAAATGATCTTGAAGCTAGAATAAAAACCAATACAGAATCATATGAATCTACGCGATCAGATGCATCTTCATTAAAACACGAGATAGAGTATTTAAAAAAGAAATTAGAATTGTATGAAAGTGGTAAATGTCCAACGTGTGAAACTCAATTAGATAGTCAATGGCACCTAGATAAAAAAGAACATTTTTGTACTAAAATAGAAGAAGACACCAAAAAAATAAAAGAATTTAAAAAATCATTAGAAGATATTAAGAATAATATTGATGATTTAAGATCTAATAAAAGAAATATAGAAGAAAGAGCTACCGATATTAGATATAACATGAAGACGTTTAAGTCTGAATTACTTAAAATAAAAGGTACTCCAGATGATTCTCAATTTGAACATCTTAAGAATTTAATTACAGATTTTGAAGAAAAAGAATCTATTAAGTCTAAGACTAAAGGCGATCTTAGTGCTGAATATGCATTTATGGAAATTGTTGAAAGAGTGTTAGGAGAAGATGGCGTAAAAAATTTAGCTGTTAAAACTATTTTACCTGGTCTTAATACTAATATTGCAGCAATGGCTCAAACTATGCACTTGCAATTTCATATTAGATTTGATGAGAAGTTTAACTGTATTATCAATCACTTAGGTGAAGATATTAATCCAATGACCCTTTCAACTGGAGAGCGTAAGAAGGCAGACTTTATTATTATCATTGCGATTATCAAAATACTTAAACTGAGATTCCCACAATTAAACCTCTTATTCTTAGATGAATTACTAAGTTCAGTTGATCATGATGGGGTCTATAATATACTAAAAATATTAAATCAAGTCATTAAAGAAAATAAGATAAATACATTCGTAATTAATCACTCTGTTCTTCCACACGAAATATTCGATAAGAAGCTACAGATATACAGAGAGAACGGATTTTCTAAATTCACTATAGAAAATATAGATTAAGATATATAAATAAAAAAATAATATTTACAATGGCATCAAGACCTTTTGCGTTTAGCGCTAACAACACAAGACTAGAAGGAACCGAAAATATCGGTAGAATTTTAATTGGAGAACCAGCAATTGGTTTTCAAGCAGCATTAGATAATGAAATTAGATTTTTTATGGGACCAGAAGAAGTTCCCGGGAAAATTATAACCTGCTTTATAACAACTGAAGATACACCATTCGGTACTAATACAAGTCCAGCTATCGGTAATCCAATTGGAGGGCCAACTGCATATTTTGCATTTGAAGAATTAGATTCTGCTGCAGATTTTGTATCTTGGGTAGAAGAGTATTCTGCATTTATTGAAAATCCAGTTGAATTTGATAAATCTCTTGGTAATAATAATGGAGAAAATGATGCATTAGCATGGTGTCAAATAAATGAAATTTGGACTAATTTCAATGCAACACCATTACCAACTGCAACACCAGTTCCGCCAACTGCAACGCCAGTTCCAACTGCAACGCCAGTTCCAACTGCAACACCAGTTCCGCCAACTGCAACGCCAGTTCCGCCAACTGCAACACCAGCACCTACGGCAGCGCCAACTCCAGTTCCACCAACTGCAACACCTGAACCAACACCAACACCAACTGAGTTCGTATATGAATTGTATGGTGCAATTGCACACACTTGTGGATCTGAAGCGGATGGTAACACAGCGAATACGCTTGGAATTTGGTCAACTTCACCTATTCAAAATGGACAAACTTATAAATTAGATTCCAATACAATTGCATCAGATCAACCGTGGAACGCAAAATTAGCCGAAGCTAATAATATAGTCACAGTTTACTTTGTATCATCAGGTGGTCCAACTTCAACAACTGGTTATAACCAAATTATTCAATCTACTGCAACTTGTATAACTGAATAAAGATAAAAATATAAATGGCAACATATAATTTAAAATACAACAAAGACGATAGTGTTATTAGACATATCATTATCGGTCTTTTAGCTGATCTAAACAGTAAGCTTAGTTTTTGGAGACAAATCTCTAATGAAGAACGAGCTGTTGTAGATGTGCCATTTTTTTATGCAGTCTCTGGTGATGAAAACTTTATTAAAGATAATTTTTTATTTTCAAATGTAAACGGAGAATCATGTGATCCAAATGGAGAATTCGCAGATGGTAATTACGATAAAGTACCAAGAGGTATAGTAAACTTATCTTCATTTTCAATAGATCCAGGTAAACTTGTCAATAAAAGAAATTTAGGTAATTATACAATGATGAATCAAAGCGGCTTAATGGAAGGTTTTGTTGCTGAATTTGAAATGATTCCATGTGTAGTCGGTGTCGATGTAGAAATATTATTATCTAGTCAATTAGATATGTTTAAGGTTACTGAATCGATTATTAAAAACATGTATAAGGCTAATTTCTTTCACGTTGATGCAGGTCACTTAGAAGATGGTATGTATAGAATTTCATCTGAATATATGATGCCCGATGATTATAGTCAAGAACGTCCAGTTGAATATGGATTCGACGACAAGGGAAATCATAAAATTACATTTAGTTTAGAAATTAATACAAATATACCTTCATTTGATTTTGAAGATGACATTTACACTAAGTTTACAAGATCTACTTATGAAAATGGTGTTACCGGTAACTATGGAGATCCTAATACATTAGCACTTGATCCTAATCAATTCTATGAGGGTGAATTACCAAGTCCAGTAGTATACTATGATGTATCAGATTGTACTGTTTGGCATTGGAATGAAGATCTTACTAATTGGATTTTAGTTGACACTGACTGTGATTTTAATATGAATACCTTAGGTCAATTAATAAGTACTAATACACAATTATTAAGAACTTCTAAGAGAAGAAAGAATTCTAATAGAATTTTTAAATTTACAAATGCATCAGATTATGGAACTAATGTTTTAGATAAAGATAAGCCTATGATGGGTGACATAAATGATGTTGAGGCAACTGATCTCCCATTCGATGAATAAAATAAAGATATATATAAAAAATTAAATAACACAAATGGCAAATTTAAACAAAGGAATTATTTCACCAGTCATAGAATCTAAAAATGGTTTTGTATTTCATGCCGGTGGACAAAATTTCAGAATGACGGGAAGTCATATCGAAAAAGTCACTAATGTTTCAGAAGAGTTTTCATTTTTAGTTAAAGCAAATGAATTGTTTAATATTACTAATGAAGGCGTTTCTTTTTACTATGACTATAACAATAAGAAGACTATTTCTAAAGTTAATGAATCATCATTAGATAACTTTAATACGTTAGTAGAATTAGATAAAAAGATTAATTTCTTAAATGAAAACATTAAATCATACAAAGTATCTGGTAAGAAATTAGCAGTAACTGAAGTTGAAAATGAATTAGCAGTTTTAGAATCATCAAAACTTAATTTACTTACAGAATCAATTGTAGTTAAATTATCTTACAATGTATCTGAGAATAAGTTTTATGCAGGTAATGTAGAATTAGCATATTCGCCATCTCTTCCTCTTGCAGAGTCTTTATTAGCCGCAGCATATATTAAGTATAATGATAAAGCATTGATCAATTTATTTGAATTTGCATCTAAAAATTATAATCATTATAATGTATTAGAATTTATTTCAGAATCTAGAGACGGTGATGTTAGAGTTTTAGCAATGAGAGCTGATAACAATATGTTCGTATACAGAGTTAATGAAGCTACTAAAATTGAAAAATTCACAAAACTTTTAGCAGATGCAGCGATAGAATATGTTGCTGAAAATACAGGTGCAGATATTACACCAATGGTTGAAGATATTTTAGAATCTTACAAAGAAAGAAGAGCTGCTAAATTAGCAAAGACACAATTGATGCATGAAATGATTGCATTCTTAAAAGATCAAAAAGGTAGATTATCAGAAGCAAATAGAAATTTACCAGATATTAAAGCAGCTGACAACTTATTAAATAGTGAAATAACTAGAATCTCTGAAGAATTAGCTGATTTACAAAATGAAGATCTTTTAACGAGAGATGATGGCTATGTTAGCGCAGAAACAACAGTAGAATCAGAAGATTTACCACTAGGATCTAAAGTTAAAGTAGATGCTTTAGAATTTACAGGAAAAGGTAAATCAGATATCTTAACGGTTTTCGTAAACGAAGAGCCAATGAGAATAGAGAAAAATAAACTTAAAATCGCAGCAGAAGATTCGATTTAAACATGTATATTATTATTTAAAAAGCCCATTTGGAAACAATTGGGCTTTTTTTAGTATAATACTAAACATATATAAAGATTATGGCCAGAAAAAAGAATTATTTAAATAATAAAGACCTTTATAACGAATTAGTAAAATCTAAAGAACTAGATAAATTAACACCAACTGCAGAAAAAATGTTGGTGCTTTTAGCCGAAAGAACTATTAATAAATTAAATTATGTTAACAGTGACGATAGAAGTGACTGTCTTCAATTCGCGTTATTAGATCTACTTAAATATTGGAGAAACTTTAATCCAAAATATCCAAACGCGTTTGCGTATTTTACAGAAATTGCAAAACGTGGATATGCTAAAGGTTGGAATAAAATTCATCCGCAAAAATATAAAGGAACTTTATCAATCGACAGAATTACTACTAATGGAGGAAGCGATGATAATGGTGGAATGTTTAATATTTAAATGTCAATAAAGAATCTCAAACCAACCGGAAATTCTGGATTTGTACAAGGGTATTTTACACCAACAAATCCAGAAAAATACATTGGGCCAATTCCAATTATTTATAGATCTTCATGGGAACGCAAGTTCATGATCATGTGTGATACTAGAGATAGTGTAATTAAATGGTCCAGTGAACCAGTTGAGATTAGCTATATATGGTCATTCGATAAAAGAGAACACAAATATTATCCAGATTTCTATATGAAAACTAGAGGTATTGATGGAGACGAAGAGTTTTTAATAGAAATTAAACCAGAGGCACAAATTACAAAGCCGACTCCACCTAAAAAGAATAGTCAAAAGGCACTTAAATCCTATAAGTTTTTAGCAGAGCAGTATATAAAAAATAGAGATAAATATAAATATGCAAAGGCATGGGCTGAAAATAGAGGTTGGAGGTTCATAGTTCTAACAGAAAAGTCTCTTAAATAATGGGTAAAATAAAAAAAGAAATTAAGGATTTATCTAAGGAAGCTGGCAGTAAAACTAAAGCACGAAGAAGTGCAGAAAAATGGTTTGCTGAAGCTTCTAAATCTATTAGAGATAATACTGTAGCAAAACACAGTAAACCGTTTAGGGTCGGAATGATTCATGTATTTAGATATGAAAAGCCTAAGCATATTAAAACATTAGAATGGTGGGATATGAATCCAGTTGTGTTAGCTATGGATCCACATGAGAGTGGTACGGACGTTGGAATTAATCTTAACTTATTACCAGTACAGATGAAAGAAGATCTATTAGATATGATCTATGACAGAATGGCCGGTCAAATCAAATCTAAAACAGGAAGATCTAAAGAAAATAATGCATTAACACAAGGTGAAATTAATCTAATATACAAAGACGCTGTTAAGTTTTTAAAACAATTTGGATTTGATTTTGCTGTTAGACAATACATACCTCAACTAAAAAAGAATCAAAAAGTAGTTTCTTATGAAAGTTGGGCTAAAATAGCACTTTGCGATTTTCAAGACCTAAATGGTATTGGGATTAATGAAGTTAAAAGACAATTTAGAGAGCACCTAAAAGCGCGCTCAAAAAGAAAAGATATATAAACAGAACATAATAATATAATAGTATGGCAGGATTTAACGACAGAAATGGACCATTGAGCAATGGATCAAGACCTTTTAGCATTTCAAATGCTCTAAAGTCATTGTCTTCGTTTGGTATGCGCTATGATGATTTAGTCCTAAGACAATCACAAGCAATTGGACCAATGGAAGCCGAAATAGGTTATGGTCAAATGAACCCGTTTGGTGTAGACTCAGATGACATTTATGGAGCATTCGCTGCAATGTCAATGACAGATACCAATATGAGATCAAACATTCCATTTTTCGATCAATCATATGAAGGTAAAAGAGAAGAGCTTAGAAGATTTTCACTCAATGATGAAGTAGAAGATATTTTAGATATTCTGTGTGATGAGACCATTGTATATGATGAGAAAAACTTTTTCTGTTATCCTGAAATTCTAGGTATTGATATTTCAGAGCAGGTAGACAAAGATCTTAATAAATACTTTAGACAAATCTATCACTATTTTGGTTTTAATTCTGATCAATCCGCATGGTACTTCTTTAGAAAATTCCTAATCGATGGTTATCTTGCATTTGAAATAATTTATTCCCCCGACCAAAAAGAAATTATTGGTTTTAAAGAATTAGATCCAATCACACTTATTCCTGGTTACAATCACGATGATGGTAAAAAAGTTTGGGTACAATACAAAGATGATCCAGTTAAAGAGCGTAAACTTTACGATTCACAGATTATCTATATTTCGTACTCTTCAATTACTACAGCATCAAGAGTTTCATATATTGAGAGATTAACAAGAGCATTTAACTTGTTAAGAATTATGGAACACACTAGAGTTATTTGGGCTGTAACTAACGCTTCATTTAGAATGAAGTTTGTTATCCCAGTCGGTGGTAAATCTAAGACCAGAGCAAAACAATCACTTTCACAGTTAATGAACTCATATAAAGAGTCAGTTGATTTTGATTGGGAATCAGGTACTTTGGCTACAGATGGTAAACCAATGTTACAGTTTAGTAAAGAGTATTGGTTACCTTCTAAAGATGGTGATTCACCAGAAATTGAAACACTTAATAGTGAAGGACCAGATCTATCAGATACAGAAGCACTTAAATACTTCTCTGATAAATTAAAGCACGTTTCAAAAATTCCTTATTCAAGATTCTTATACGAGGACGGTGGAGGTGACTTTAACCTTGCGGCAGATGGTATGATTAGAGATGAGATTAAGTTTGGTAAATTTATCAAGCGTTTAAGATCTATCTTTATGGAAATTTTATCTAAGCCACTTTATATTCAAATGTGTCTTAAATATCCTGATTTTACAAATGATCCTCAATTTAAAACTCAAATTGCACTTAGATTCAATGAAGAAAATGTCTTCTCAGAATTGAAAGATATGGAATTAATGGAGAAGAGACTTGACTTTATAGGTACAATGAGAGATAGCCTAATGACAACTAATCAGGAGACTATGGAAGAAGAATATTACTTCGATCAAGAGTACTTAGTTAAGAAATATCTTAAATTAAGTGACGATGAGATTAGAGCTAATGAAGCATTTAAATCTAAGTTAAAGAAGAAGACTGCTGAAGAGCCAGAGGCTGAAGATCCATTCGCAATGTAAAAATAAAGATAAAAAAGATATATAAATTATGAAAATTATTAAAACATTTGAAGACTTTATCTCTGAAGAAGCACTAAGAGCTGGTGAAGATTCTAAAGTAATTATCGACGATATCACTTTGGATTCAGGTTCAACTATTAAAGCTGCTGAAATTTTAGGTGCCATTACAGCATCTATGACTGATGAAGAGTTTAAGCAATATTTCTATGACAATTACGGAGAAGCTGCCTTTGGAGAAGGTGAGATAGATCAATTAGTAAAGATCTATAACGATAAGCAAACTGAAGATTTAGAGGCTGAAAAAGAGGCTGAAAAAGATGAAGAAGAAGGCGCAGAAGGCGGCGATGATCCTCTGGCTGGAATGTAATAAGATATTTCAATAATAAAGTATGATATATATTAAAAATAGAAAAATAAAATATTATGAATAATATTAACGATTTATTAATCGTCGAGATGTCTTCATCCGCTCTGAATGTTACTACATCAGAGAATAAAGATTATATTCTAGAAGGTGTTTTTGGTCAAATTGATCAAAAAAATAGAAACAATCGTATCTATACCGAATCTGAATATGTTCCTCAAATTGAAGCATTACAGGCAAAAATTGGAGCTAGCAAATTATTGGGTGAATTAGATCACCCTGCGCAGTTCGACATTTCTTTAAAGAATGTATCGCATATCATTGAAGAACTAACTTACGACAAAGAGAGTAAAGAAGTAAGAGGACGTATCAAATTATTAGATACTGATGCTGGTCGTCAAGCTAAGGCTTTAGTAGATGCTGGTGTTCCTTTACAAATTTCATCTAGAGCAGCGGGTGCCGTAGAATCTAATGGACAAGTGAAGATCAAACAATTATTTACGTATGATCTAGTCGCTGATCCAGGTTTTGAAAACGCTGAACTAAAAAGAGTTAACGAATCTTATGGTTACGACAATGATGGTTTATTGTCTATTTATGAGATTAATAAAACAAACTCTAATGAAGAAAACATTGAAAATCAAAATACAAACATAGAAATAAAAGAAAATAAAAACATGGCAGAATTTGTAAAATCTGAGGATTTCAATAAGTACTCTGAGTATTTAGCGAATGAAATCAAGACATTAAAGGAGTCTATTGAAGCTAAAGATGCTGAAGTTTCTGAAGACAACTCATTAGAAAATCTAAAAGAACACAATGATCATATTGTAGAAAATGTTAATAAATTAACTAACTACGTTGAGTATGTTGCTGGTAAATTAGATGAATCTATCCAATACACAGAGCACGTTGCTGAAAAAGCAGATCAAGGTATCTCTTATTCTGAGTCTTTGGCTGAGAAATTAGATCAAGGTATCTCTTATACAGAACACGTTGCTGAAGCAGTTTCTAAAGTTAAAGATTTCGCTAACTATTTAGCTGAAGCACATAACGAAGGAGCTACATCACATACAACTTTATTAGAGTATGTTGAATACCTAAAAGAAAACTTACAATCAGTTTCTGAATATGCTGAATACATTGCAGAATCTTTAAACGAAGAAGTTGAATCTGAAGAAGTTGAAGTTGAAGTTAACGTTGAAGCTGAAGAAGAAAAAGAAGAAGACGTCGAAGCTGCTGATAAAGTAGAAGGCGAAGAAGCTGCAGAAGTAGTAGTTGAAGAAGAAGGTGAAGAAGTTGAAGAAGCTGAAGAAGTTGAAGAAGCTGAAGATCCTGCTAAAGAAGCTGACGAAGCTGAAGAAACTGAAGAAATCGAAAACATTGGAGATAATTCAGAAGAAGGTGCAGTTGCTGCAGATAGCGATGAAGCTGGTAAAGAAGTTGAAGAAATCGAAGGTGAAGAAGTTGAAGCTGGAGATAATTCAGAAGAAGGCGATGTCGAAGGTGAAGAAGCTGGTGAAGAAGCAGAAGATTTAGAATCTGATGCAGTAACTTCAGATTCAGAAGTAGAAGATGAGGTTGATGCGGCTGAAGCTGGTGAATCAGACGAAGAAGCAGAAGGCGAAGATGGAGCACATGATCCATTAGAAGCTTATAAATCAGAAATCTCTTCTAAATTAGACGCTTTAGTTGAAAGTGCAACAAGAAAAGAAAATGAATCTCCATCTTTCTTTAGAGTTGTTTCTTCTGCAACTAGAGAAAAATACAACACATTAAACGAAGCTGCTAAAACTGAAGTTAGAAATACTGTTTCTAAAAGAGGTTTCATGACAGAATCTGAAATAGTATCATTAATGAATAGCGCACAACTAATTGTAGAGAGCGTAGGTGAACAACCATTCTTTATTAGTGCAATGCCAGCAGAATATACTGAAGCATGGGCAAACTTATCAGAAGCTAAGCAGACTCAAATTATTGCTCAATCTAAATATCATACATTGAATACAGAATATCAAGTTGCTAATTTCTGGCAAACTAGAGACCTAAGAGATACTTCAGTTGTAATGGAAAAAGTAGCAATGGTTACAGAATCTAAAGAAGAAGCTAAATCTACATTAGGATATGACGTATCAGATATGGCAGACGCATTCAAAAAGAGATTTAACAAATAATCAAAAAGAACACTGATATATAAATAACAATCGACGATAAGGGTGACAGAAGCAGAAAACCCATTAAATGTCGAGTTTTTAACTAAACACAATTAATAAACAAAAAAAAACGATCATTAAAAATGGCAAATTTATTAAACGAAGCTGAGATCAAGAATACATGGGCACCGATTATCTCGGAAGCTACAGGTATCAACGAATCTAGCAAATTAGCGTGGATGTCGACTTACTGTCACAACCACAAACTTTACGAAGACGCGAACATCATGTCTTTATCTAACAACCCTGGCCCAATGAACTTAACAGGTATGGGTGCAGTATCTTTCCCTGCAGGTGCTCCGGCTAACGGTGCAGCAGGTGCAGCTACTGGTTCAGGTGACAAAGCACCAACATTATTGCCTTTGGCAATGCAAGTTGCTGCTCAAACTATCGGTCTTGACTTGGTACCAGTTGTACCTATGGCAGGTCCTATGGGCTTATTGTCTTACTTAGACTTTACTTACGAAGGTGGTACTGTTGCATTAGGTGCAACTGCTCCTACTTACATCAAGTCTGATTTAGCTGCAGCTGGTGCTGACGTATTAGTTGGTACTTCAAGAATTGATGGTAAAAACATCATCAAAATCGTTGACGCTATCACTGAAGCTGAAGCTAACGTTGCAGGTAGATACGCTGACGCTGTATTGGTTGCTGCATTAGAAGATCATATCCCAGGATTCTCTGGTGCTGACGCTAATGGTAAGCCAATGTCAAGAGAAGTTGGTGAAAGAACTGCTGATAAAGTAATGGGTCTTTCTTTATTCTCTAAATCAGTTGCTGCTGAAACTTTCCAAGTTGCTGCTGCAGTTACTAGAGAGCAAGTACAAGATCTTAAGCAATTCGGTGTTGACGCAGTAGCTCAAGTTGAGGCTGTATTAACTAACGAATTGACTCAGTCAATCAACAACCACATCTTAGCTAAGATGAGAGATATCGCTGAAGAAGGTATCGGTACAGTTGCACTACAATACGGTGACGGTGGTAACACTTACGGCGATGTTAACAGAAGAGTCTTAACTAACATTCTTGCTGCTGCGAACTTAATCGCAAACAGAGGTAGAAGAGGTGCTGGTAACTTCGCAGTTGTTGGAGCAAAAGTTGCTTCTGCATTGCAATCAGTTGCTGGTTTCGTACCAAACCCAATGGCTAACACTTTCAACCAAGTTGCAGGTGCTATCTACCCATTAGGTTCTGTTGCGGGTATCAACATCTACACTGATCCTAACTTAGAGTGGGAAGGTGCTACACAACAAGTATTAGTTGGTAGAAAAGGTGATGGTAACGGTGCTGGATTAGTATTCATGCCTTACTTAATGGCTGAATCAGTTCAAATGATCGCTGAAGGAACTATGGCTCCTAAAGTAGCGGTTAAATCTAGATACGCTCTAGTTGAAGCTGGTTTCCACCCAGGTACTCAATACCAAAAATTCACAGTTTCAGGTTTACAACTATAATCTTAAACTAGAATAGTTAATATGAAAGGTCACCTTCGGGTGACCTTTTTTTGTTTAAAAAGTTTTAAATTTAAAGGGGATATATAATATAATAACATCACAATAGATAAATTAAACAAACAAATATTATGAAATTAAAATCTAAATTAAAACTTTACGAAGAATTCGTAAATGAATCTAAAGAGTCTATCGATAGTGTATCGGTTGATCAAGTAACAGTAGATGCTACCAATGCATCTGATGCTATTAGAACAGAAGTAATCAGAGATGTAGATACTATACTAGATACATTGGCAGAATTATCAGATAGAATCGGAGAATCTGCTTCTATCGATTTAGAAATAGACGAACTATATGAAGAGTTGTTTGACTTAACAAATGTTTCAGAACTTAATGAAGGTATATTAGATTTTATTAAGAGTCCTATTAAATTCATGAAGATTAAGAAAAATCTTAAAGCATATCAAAAGGCTCTAGTACAAAAGGCCATTAACGATGTCGATTTCGCTAAGAAGAAACAAGCCGGAGACGCTGACGAGAAAGATAAAAAGAGAATGGAAACTTTGAAACAAGCTAATCAAGCTAAAAACAAAGCGTTAGATGATCAATTAGCTGCTATTTCAGAGAGAATGACAGAATTGTCAAAAGGAGATGAAGGCTTAGGTAAAGTAGTTTCTATCGGAAAAACTAAATCTAAATTAGCTGCGGCTCAAATAGTAATGAAAGCAACTTCAGGTGAAGAGGCAAAACAACTTAAATTAGAAATCGACACTTTATCAGATAGAATCGCAGACGATGAAAAGTCTCTTAAAGATTACGCTAAAAAACAAGCGGACAATAAACCAGACGATACTCAAACAGCTAACGATGAAGAGGGTGAAGAAACTAGCCGAAAACAAATGGCAGATATAGGCAATGATGCTAAAGGTTATAATGAAAACGCAGAATTAGACGGTTCAGGTAGACTTTCATCGGTAATTAATGAAGAAACTGAAGAAGAGACTGAAGAAGAGAATGAAGTTGAAATCGAAGTTAAAGGTGATGTTGACGTAGAAGTTAAACATCAAGAAACTGAAGAAGTTGAAGATGAAGAAGTTGAAACTGAAGAAACTGAAGAAGTTGAAGCTGAAGAAGTTGAAGAATCTAACAAGCCTAGATTATACGAAGGTATGTCAATCGCTGAAAGATTTAAAGCTTTAATGTAATTTAAATTTAATATAGTCAAAAAGAGCCTCTCCGAGGCTCTTTATTTTTAAGCCTCACTATGATACCCAAAATAATACATCAAATTTGGATAGGTGACCAACCAGTCCCTGATAAATGTAAAACTTTTATGAAAAGAGTAAAAGACATGCATCCTGATTGGCAATATAAGTTATGGGGTAATAAAGAGATATTTGACGAATTATATAAAGATGATCCATTTATTCAAAACTATAGAAAGGATATAGGCACAGTATTTAAACCTGCACATATTGCAGATAGAACTAGACTCTTATTATTAAGAGATTTTGGCGGTGTATATGTTGACGCTGATGCAAATCCTATCAAATCATTTAATAATATCTTAAATCAATTACACAATAGAACTACTTTTTTCGGAGGAGTTAGATACGTAGGTCAAGATAATAATAAGGGAGCTCTTATAGATTGTACGGTTATGGGTGCAGCGCCAGGTTCTAGAATGATTAAAGAGTGTTTATCAATATATACAAACATTGATTGGGCGTGGGGTGGAAAAGCACTGTCTGATCAAATGTGGAAAAGTATGGGACCTGATGTTTGTCTTTTTAACTATGAACCGTTTTACGATACTAAAGTTGGACCAAATACAATTGTAGTTCATGATCACCCAGACAATAGACTTTGGTCTTGGAAATAAAAATTAAAGACGACGCTTAGCGTTCTTCTTTGCAAGTTTAAGAAACTCCTGTCTCTCATTGAGCAGGAGTTTTTTACATTCCTTGCGAAACTCAATTGAACTTTTGAGGATACGGCTATCTATCATTGGTGCTTTTAAAACATCATGATATTCAGGGTGAACAAAGTTTTCCAAATCAAAGTTCATAAATTTAGCTTTAATTGGTTTCAAACTCACAGCGCATTGCCAATCTACTATATTACAATTTTGATGTAGAGTCTCTTTATCTACCATAGATTGAGTAGTATTATCCCAATATTTTTTTAGTAATGTAACGTTCTTAACTGGTGGTTTTTGCATTCTAAGCACGCAGTGTACGAATTGATCATCATTAGACCATCTCTTTATATGTCTATGTTCTACCAGGAACTGTCTGAAGAACTTAGTTAATGGCGCAAGTATAATACCGTATCTATTACGTGGATTAGGACCAGCAGTGCGGGTGATATTAATATGTGAGTATGATCTTGCCATTTAATATATTTATCATTGAAACCTTTTAGCGCTTGATGGTATAATTAGTAAATATATTAGATACATGAATTCAATAAATCAACTCTTTACAGAGAAATACAGACCATCTAATCTAGAAGAACTTATATTACCAGAGAGAGTAATGTCAAAGTTTAAAGATGGTTTAGTTCAAAACATGTTGTTCGCAGGTTCACCGGGTACAGGTAAAACCTCATGTGCAAAGGCAATCGTTCAACAATTTAAATTACCATATTTATACATCAATGCATCGACTGACACGTCCGTTGATGTAATTAGAACTCGAATTACAGATTTTTGTTCTACTGTTTCTATTATGGATGCACCCGGAATGTTTAAAGTAGTTATTCTCGATGAGGTTGATGGTGTATCAGATCAATTCTTTAAGGCACTTCGTGCTACTATGGAAACATTTGCAAGCAATAGTCGTTTCATTGCTACTTGTAATTACATTAATAAACTACCAGATCCAATCCTTTCAAGATTTGAAGTTATTGATTTCGACTTTGATAAAGCAGAAGAAACTGAATTAACAAAGAAGTACATTAAAAGAGTATATGAGATTTGTGGTAAAGAAGGAATGACAATTGAAAAACCAGCTTTGGTTGAATTTGTTAAAAGAAACTTTCCAGATCTTAGAACTACACTTAATAAATTACAAGGTTACAAAACACAAGGCACATCGAATATTACAGCAGAAGATGTAAAGAAATTCAATTCAGTATACAAAGATGTATTTGATCTGGTATTTAATGAAACAGATCCAGCTAAAAATTATCAAACGCTTGTTGGTAATTATGCCAATCGAGTTGATGATGTATTACAAACTCTAGGTGAAGAATTTATTGAATACATTCAACAAGAGAAAGGGCAATATATAAAACATATACCTCAAGTTATTATAACTGTCGCTAAGCATCAAGCTCAACGAGTTCATGTTATCGATCCTGTAATTACAATGTTGAGTTGTGTGTATGAAATACAAAGTATAATTAACTCGTAAATAATTTTTTAGTCTCAATTTTTTTTTGTATATTGGACTAAATAAAGAAATATAAATATGAAAGTGGGAAAACATACACTATTAATAGACGGTAATTATTTCGTATTCAGTAGACTATTTGTTTTACCGAAACCTAAAACAGGTCAACTGTTAGGCGACGACAAACAAAAGTCTCAATTTATGAGAAAATTATCTATTGATTTTGCATCTGAGATGCGTAAATTAAAAATGTTCGTAGACGACGTAGTATTAACAGTTGATTCTAAATCTTGGCGAAAAGATTTATATCCGGAATCAGACTATAAAGGTACTAGAAAGCAAAGTAGCAGTGTAAATTGGACAAATGTATATTCAGTATACGAAGAATTTCAAAATATATTAGCTGCTAAGGGCGTTACAGTACATCAAATTCAAGGTGCAGAAGCAGATGATGTTATTTTTGGATGGTCAACTGCATTAAACAATAGAGGTAAATCATGTATCGTTTGGTCTGGTGATAGAGACCTTATTCAATTGGTCAACTATTCTAAAACTAATGATGCACATACTCTTTGGTATTACAATACTAAGAAATCTTTATATGCATACGAAGGATTTACTAAAGACATGGAAACTTCTGTAGCTACTGAAATGTCAAACGATGATCTTCTATTTAATATGGGCGGAGAACATATGACTAGGGACACGTATCAAACCAATATTTTATCTTGGGTAAAAGATCTTAAAATAGAAATTACAGAAGTAGATTGTGATAGATTTATATTTAATAAAATATTAATAGGTGATAAATCAGATAATATCCAATCTGTTGTGACATGGCAAAAAGAAATGAAAAATGGTAAACTTAGAACATACTCTATCACAGAGAAAATGGCTGATACCATATATGAACAGTTTATTAAAGAATTGGATAACTTTACAATAGAGTATCTATTTAATGCTGAACATAAAAACGCTTTAGCAGATATCATTTACAGAGTCGTCGGTCATACTAATACAACTCTAATTAAAGCAGCTTTATCTAATAACATAGCACTAATGCTACTACACATTAAAACCATCCCAGATTCTATTCAAGAAGCTATCTATTCTGCAATCGATAAAGATTGGGAAGGAGCTTTAGAAAATGTAGAACAGTTTATGGATATGGAAAAAATATTAGAAGGTACACATTGGTTAAAGGATAAAACAGGATTTGGTGTAGATGCCTTTGCAGGTATGGATATTCCAGACGAAAATAAAAAAGAAATTCCACCAATGAAGTTAGTAGGTAAGAAAACACAAACTACTACCAAAAAATTAGAACCTACTAAAAAATTATTCTAAATTAATATGACATTAGATGACTATATACAAATAGAAGAGATATTAGCAGAATCTAATGCACATGGTCTTAGAACAGAGGTTTATGAGATGGCTTCTCAATTTATAAAAGAAGGTTATGGTCATGTAGAAGCACATAACTTAGCATTTAACAAGTGGATTAAATAAACATTCACTCTACTTAACATATAATAGATATGCTAGACGAAACAAAATTATTTGATTTTGTGAAAATTATGTTCACAAAACCAGACCAATACAGTAATATTAAAAATCATTCAAAGAAGCGTCATCATTTCATGATCAATCGTTTTTTTGCTATTAAATATCCATCTAACGCTAATATGTTTAATGTTAATGGAATTAATGGTGGAAATGTAGTAGAATCATGGTCTATGGTTGCAAAAAGATTTAAAGGTGTGCCAGGTTGGTTTTATACTAAGACTAAAAAAGCTCCTAAAAAACAAGTAGATAAATATACACCTAGCGAAGCTTCAATTGAGTTGTACTTATCAAAGAATGAAATAGGTATGCGTGAATTTAATGAATTAAAGCAATACGCTAAGCAGGAATTATTCGATGATTTACAAAAAATTGAAACGCAACTAAATGTTTACAGAAAATAAAGATGATTTTTCAGAAGTAATTGACATCACATTATATAAATATAATTCTATAGATGTCAAATTATGGGGTTTAATTTCAAGAGATGTATCTACTAAGAAATTAGCTGAAACATCATATTTAGTACCGGTTAATAGAATAAACGAATATATTAACAAATGGTTTGCCAGCGATGTTACTAGATTTCAATCAGTTAGCGATATATCAATTCACAAAGAAGCTACTTCAATATACTTTATTTGGCAAATGCTAAATGCAACTCCAAATCTTTCTTGGATTAAAGTTACATTAAACAAAAATTTAACTTATAGTAGGATTGTAACAATAGATCAAATCAAAACTATTAAATATAATATTAAAACCATTAGAGGTAGTTTAAGGTTATTTGATTTGTTTGAATCCAGAGAATTGAGAATAGTCAATGAGATATTAGAAAAATGTGGACTTATAAAGGCAGATCAAATGTATAATGTATTTAAACTTAAAAAATTTATGTCCATTTTAGATATGTTTTTATCTGATGATAATGCTAACGAAACATTTGGTGTAATAAATACTATAATTCAAAAATTAGAACCATACGAAGGAGATGATCCGGAGATACTCTTAATAACTGATAGAAATTCAGATATATAATAAAAATAAGACATTAGTCAAGTATCAATGGTAAATAACTTTACAGCAAATCAAATTGGTGATTCATTTACGGCCAAATTAGTAACTCCTTATGAAAATGTAGTTAACATTAACTCATGGGACATTATAGTGGGTGTAAATACGCCTAATACAATAGGCACTCTATCAATGACAGCTGGTGAAACACTAGTAACAGGTACCGACACTAATTTAAATCTCTCATTTGGCAGTAAAATTATAGTAGGAAATACAGTATTTGATGTTATAGAAATTATAGATTCTAATACATTTCGTGTATTAGAAGCGCCTTCATTTTCAGGAGATTCTTTAAAATTTTATGAAACATTAGACGCTAATAACTTTTTTGATTATGAATTTAAATGGTCTCAAGAAGATAAAACCAGCGATGGTGGTATTATGTCAGAATACAGACCTCTTAATAATAACACATCAGATCAAGATTTATTAGGATTAGTATTTGATCCTACAAAACCGTTATGGATTACAGTTAGATTTACTGTAAATAGATTATCGACTGCTCACTCACTTTCATTATTAAGTTTAACATTTAATTTAGAAACAGAAGCTGGAGAATTAGTTTCATGTCCACAATATTGCGGAGATTGTGATGATCCATATGCAATGATAGGATGTGCTAATATAATAGTCGAATGTAATGAGAATTTATTTGATCCGTATGCTTTAAATAAACCCGTCAATATGTATAAACAGATTAGTGATCTGTCTACGGATATGTTTGGGCATAAAGTTAAATATTTTAAAGTAGAAGCTGATAAAAGATCTAAAGACGTTATATTAATGGAATACTCATTGTATAATGTGAAATCTTCTGGAGAGTTTAAAGTTATGGTACCTGATAATGAAATGCCAGCTAATGATTTTAAATTTGACATATATGGAATGGGATTTGAAGATTTTGAAATTCACATTACAAAAACTCAATTTGAATCGGCATTTGGGGCACATAAAAAACCAAGCGCTAGAGATTATCTTTATTTCCCGTTAATGAATAGAATGTATGAAGTAAGTTCAGTTACTTTTGCAGATGAATTCAATATGGAAATGACTTATTGGAGAGTAATGTTGAAAAAATATGAAGAAAGAACAAGTTCAATACATACCGATACTGCAATAGAAGAAGAATTAGATACATTGGTTACTGGTCTAGATGAAGTTTTTGGTGAAGAGATAAAAGATGAATATGCACAAGTCTCCAAACCTGAACAATATCAAACAGTATTTACACCGGTAAGTGATGGTATTAGAGATAGAATCCATAATAATTTAACGATATTAGATACAGAAATTAGACACAAATGGACTATCATTAGTAAAAATACATATGATCTTAGTAGTATAGCAGATGTTGGTATAGAAGCATTAGTATACAAAAGAAAATCTGTTTTAGCGTCAGATAGTAATTTAGCCGTTGCTTTATGGTTTAAACCAAATTTAACTACAACCAATCCTAATGCAACGTTATTAGATGGTTTAGTAAGTAGAAAGGGTTTAAAAATATCTACAACTTCAAATGAATTACTAGTTCAAATAAACGAAGACACACACACATTCTCTTATAATAATTCAGTACAATCAGATGCATGGTATGGATTAGTAGTTAATTTAAATAATAAATATAATAAATTAACCGCAGATGTATTTAGATTAGAACCTGGTAATAATATGCTACCCGCAAATTCATTACAAGAAACTATTACATCGGTATTAAGAGAAGATAAAGAAATTTCTTCATATGGATGGTCTACTCAAAAGCAATGGTCTTTAATGCCTGGTCAAATTAAATTAACAAACGTTAGATTATTTAAAAAGCCTATAGAGGCAGAACAAAGAGTTAACATATTACAACAATATGTCGTAAGAGACAATCAATTGGCATTAATTATCGACAATGCCATTCCATCAATTCAATTAAGAAGATATAACCAAAATAGGTAATATCCTGTGCAAATTATTAATTTGTTACTGTGGAATATTTAGATATATAAACTATAATATAATATTATGAGTGAAGACAAAAAGAAAAATATATCTGAACAAGCGGATCAAATCCGAAAAGAGTTAGATGATTTAATAGGGGATACAGGTTCTTTGGATGTTGAAAAAGATCCATCAGATTTACCTATAAGACGACAAAATACAGACCTTGTTCCCAGAGTCAGTTATGAAGAACTAAAATCTACTGCAACTAAAAAAGCAACTAAAACAATTTCAGCACTTATGAAATTTTATTTAGACGCAGATATTATTGAAAATGATGAGTATATTCAGGCTAAAAAGAAAATGGATGAAATGACAATGAGTTCATTGATCTATCAATTACAAGCTGGTGAAAGAGCCTTAACTACACTTTTACAAACGATTGACGACGGTGAATTAGCACCAAGAATGTTCGAGGTACTTGCAACATTACAAAAATCAATGTTAGATATCATTAAATCACAAACAATGTACTTGATGGCTTCTGAAGAATCTACTAAAAGAATTGCACGTGATATTGAGATCTATAAAAAGAGAGATGATGTTCGAGAAATTGAACAGGCTGGCGGCGATAAAGAAAATAAAAACTTACAAAGAGGTACAAAGGACCTAATGGCTGCAATTCAAGCGGGTATTAAAAATACACCAATTGATGATATAGAAGATATAGAAGAATCTACTGAAGAATAATGAGTGATTACGTAGGAGATAATAAATGGATACCCAAAGAAGAGGGTGATGTACTATCAGAGAAAATTGTTTGGTCTACTAAACAAGTAAATGATCTGATGGTTGCAATGGACCAAGGTTTTAGACCTAAAGTTGCCATGCCATTTTATGAAGGTAAAAACTTTTTACGTAAAGGTAATATCGTATTTGAGTATACCGATGAAGAGATTACAGAATTGGCCAGATGTGCCACTGACATTGTTTATTTTGCAGAGAAGTATGCAGTAGTAATGACAGATAATGGTATTCAACAAGTAAAGCTTAGAGAATATCAAAAGAGAATGTTAAGAAACTTTCAAGAAGAAAGGTTTAATATTGTTTTAGCATCTCGTCAAATGGGTAAAACAGTGACAGCATCTATATTCAATGCATGGTACTTAATATTTAACACTGATAAAAACACCCTTTTATTAGCCAACAAATCAGATTCTACCAAAGAGATTATTGATAAAGCAAAAGTGGTTGTAGAAAACGTACCGTTCTTTATGAAACCAGGTATTGTTAAATATGACGTAATGAATGTTAAGTGTGATAATGGTTGTAGACTTGTAGGACAAGCAACCACGGCAAAGGCTGGTATTGGATTTACCATTCACAATTTATATTTAGATGAGTTTGCTCACATTCACCCAACTATTGTAGATACCTTTTACGAAAACGTTTATCCAACACTTTCAGCTTCAAAGGTCTCTCGTATTACTATTACATCAACGCCAAACGGATTTAACAAATTTTATCAAATCTATGCGGCAGCAGACAGAGGTGAAAATGAATATACAGCAATGCGTATCGATTGGTGGGAACATCCCGACAGAGATGACGCATGGTACCAAAGAGAACTGGGAAATCTTGGTTCTATTGAGGCATTTAATAGACAATACGGTAATGAATTCGTTTCATCCTCTAATCTATTATTAGATCCAATTGATTTAAAGAAAATGCGCAAACGTATGCAGAAATATATTTATCATGATTTTGATGAATTTGATTATATTTCAATAGATACTAAAGACTTCTTAATGTGGGATCCTAGGTTTGATATAGAATCTACAAAAGATCCGGAGAATTTCTGGTTATTTTCAGTAGATATTGCAGAAGGAAATGGTGGAGATTATTCAGTAATCAATATATTTCAAGTAGAGCCCATGAACAAGGAAGAAATTGTCAACGCCATAAATCCAGGTGCAATGTATGATTTCTTTAAAATAAAACAGGTGGGTGTTTTTAGGTCAAATGAACACGTTATCGAAGATTTTGCAAAAGTATTATATACATTATCATGTGAGATCTTTTACAATGAAAACGTTAAATTAATTGTAGAGTACAATACATATGGGTCTGTACTGTTCCAATACTTAAGATCTGTGTTTCCCCAGAAAAATGATTTTGATGATGAAATGGTTGTTAAGTTTAAACACAGGCATGATTCCAGAACTCTAAAACCAGGTATTAAAATAAAATCTGATAATAAAGCTATATTTTGTCAAAATTTTGCCAAGCTTTATAAAATAAATAGAATAGATATAACAGATGAAACTACTATAAGTGAAGCTAGTTTATTTGGAGGTTTACCAAGAGGTGGTTATGGAGCTCAAATGGGAAATGATGATACCATTATGACGGTTATTAGTTCTACTGAATTCTTTAACACCACAGACTACGCTGACTACATAGAAGAATTATTAGATTTTATTGATCCAGATTTGCATTTAGAAATGGAAAAAGTTTTATATAAAGATAATGCAACTGATGGAGATCTACAATATGATATATATGACCTGATATAAATAAATTTCGAAAGAAGAATAGATATATAATAAAAGTAAAAAAAATAAATAAGAACAACTATGGCATTAAGTCCTCAATTATTACAGTTCAAAAGCTCAGGCGTATATCGCTTAGAGTTTGACAAATCACAAACAGTGAACATTCCGGCTGAAACTATCAGATTGGTTGTTGGTAGATCTAAAAAAGGTCCTTACAACACACCAGTATTCATTGAAAATGTTGAGCAATTTACTCAAGTTTTTGGTGGTATTGATAAATCTTTAGAAAAGAAAGGAATGTATTTCCACAGATCAGCAATCGAAACTCTTTCTAGAGGGCCGATCTTAGCTTTAAACCTAACAGCAGCAGACGCTGCAGATAGAATTGCAATGGTTTCACCAGCAACTAATTCTTCTGAAGAAGGTTTATCAGCTAAAACAGCATCTGTACAATATAGTAGCATTTTCGATACTGATAAATTCTGGGTTCCTTCAGATATTGAAGTATTAGAAGCTGCTGGAAATTCAGACGAAACATCAAACAACGCAATTACTTTTGCTAACATCAAACAAGAGCCAATCTCAGTTATCGTAAGACAAGCTGCTAATACTGCTGGTTTTGAAATGACAGCAAGAGAATGGTACGGTGAAGGTAATGTGCCAGACGGTATTGAAGATTTAGAATACGTATCTGATTATATGGTAGATGTATTTGTATTTAAAGGATCTTATGATTCTGAAAAATTACAAAATGATCCAACATACGGTTCATTCTTTAACGAACACGGTTTACACAGAGATCAATTGGCTAAATTTACTGCTTTAAGAGAAGTTAGTTTAGTAGCACAATACACAGGTTCAGTAATTCCTGAATTCCAAGATCAAGAAGGTCGTCAATTATACATTGAGACTTTAATTAACTTGGAAGCTAGAAGAACTGGTTTATTCTGTGCTATCAACGAAGATGCTTTAGAAAACATTGATTTCGTAGGTGAAAACTTCGATATCTATCAAGATTATAAAGTTCTTTCTCACAGAGTTGAACAAGATGCTACACCAGACGTATTATCTTTATCTAAAGTAATGATAGTAGATGGTAATGAATTAACTATCGAAGGAGCAACACTATCTGAATTAACTTTATTAGGTATTTCAGAGAACGGATTCTTAAGAGCTGAAATCGACGGAGAATTTACACCTATTTCTGCAATTTACGAAGATGGTGCTAACGTAATCATTGAATGTGAAAGCGCTATTAAAGCTTCTACATTTGAATCTTATACATTAGGTTTAGCTGCAACATTCCACGCAGGAGAAATCACAGTTGTTGACGGAGATATCTATATCGCAGCGCCAGCAGTTGGATCAGATCCAGCTGGTAAATTCCTTACATCAGGTAGCGTAATCGTGGGTAACTTCTTACTAGGATCAAACGGTATTGATCATGTTAAAATTTCACAAGTTACTGAATTATTTAATTTAGGTGGAGTAAACGTTATCAAAATCACACCGGCTGCAGGAAAATCATTTAGCTCAACATATGCAACTGCATCAGCTACTTCTATCTCAGCATATTCTAGAACAGCATCTGCAACATTTGAATTTACTACAATTGAGCCTAACTCAAGAGCAGTTATGTTACCAACACAAACTGATAACTATTCATTCTTACCAATCGGTGCAGGTCAATTTAGATTATCTGCTTTATTAGAAGATGATACATTTGATTGGACATCAGTTTCAGTTGGTATGTACATTCCAGCAGATGAAGGTAAATTAGCAAGAATTAAAAGAATCATCAAGACAGTTGTTGGTGGATCAAACGTATATACATTTGAATGTCACAGACCAGTATCTGAGAGACCAGGATATGCTCTTAAAAGATATGAAGAAAGTACTTCAACGTACACTATGTTCCCATTAGCGGCTGCAACACAATCTGAAAAATCAATCGCTGAATTGTTAACACAATTGAGACCAGGTAATGGTTTATCAAATACTTTAATTGACAAAGACGCAATCACATTCAGATATGTTGTTGATACATTTGGATCATTAGAAAATGGAGGTATTCTTAACAAAGAAGAAATTACTCAACTTTGTAAAGAAAGACAAAATGCTTCTGCGATTCTTAACGCACCAATGGTGAAAGAATTTAAAGCAGCTACTAACCCTTCATTTAAAGACGCTAATACTGGATCATTCGAAACTAGATTAGTTGCAACGGGCGGTAACTTAGAACTTAACCCTACTGCAGTCTACACATTACCATCTATCAATGAGGGTGCAAACTTCGGTTTCTACTACTCACCAGGTCTTAATGTATTAGAAAATGGTAGAACTAAAGTTATTCCACCAGCGGCTTACGTATCAAACAACTATATCGATAAATATTTAGACGCATTACCATGGTCTATCATCGCAGGACCAAGAAGAGGTGTTGTAGGTGGTACAGGTGTACAAGGTCTAGAATTTGCATTCGATAAGAACGATAGAGATTACTTAGAGCCATTCGGTATCAACCCAATCGTATTCGAAAGAGGTGTTGGTTTGACTATCAAAGGTAATAAGACTGCACAACAATCAGTTCAATCAGCATTGTCTTCAGCTCACGTAAGAGAAGCAATGATCTACATTGAAGATGGTTTAGCAGAAATCTTGAAAAACTACTTATTCGAGTTTAACAATGCTCAAACAAGATTAGAGATTAAAACTTTAGCTGACTCATTTATGGAATCAGTGAAGAAAGACGGAGGTGTATACGACTATAGAAACGTTATGGACGGAACAAACAACACTAACGAAGTAATCGATAATAATATGGGTATTTTAGATACATTTGTTGAGCCAGTTAAAGGCCTTGAGATCTTAGTATCGAGAGTAACTATCTTGAACACGGGTGAAATTGCAACCGGAAACTTTGCATAACAAAATAAGATATATAAAATAAACACATACAAATTATGGCTTTACCACATTATTCAGAAGATCAAACACAGAAGAAGGGCAAGAACTTTGAACCAGTACAGGCTAACCTGTTCGAGGTGACAATTTTACCTCCCGATGGTGTTGCCGGTCAAGAATTGTTATTACAACACGTAAATTCAATTTCAGGCCTTGCAGGTTTACATAAAGATGTTGCTGCAATTGAGCAGAAGTATAAATTTGCTACTAGATCATTCGCTGGTATGGTAGACAATACTTCAATCGACGTAACTGTTAACTTTTCATTGAACCTAAACGATTCTAACCAAGCATACTTATACAAAACTATGAGACAATGGTACAGAGCACAATATAATCCAGAAACTGGTGAAATGGGCTTGAAAAAGAATTACGTAGGAACTATTGTTATCGTACAATTTAACAGAGAAGGTGATATTTTTAGAAAAATCACATTAGATGATTGTTTCATCACTTCAGGACTTGGATTTACAGATGCATTAGATTATTCAGCTGCAGACGTACAAACATTAGAGATCACTTGGAGATCTGATGTATACGCTGAAGAAGTAAACTAATTAACACACTACTAATAAGAAGGTATCTAACGATATCTTCTTATTTTTTGCAAGATAAATATATTATATTATTAACATACACAAATATTATGAATAACCACAAGTTAACAAAAAAACTTCAAGTTCTTCTCACAGAAGACGAAGTGGCTGATGTTAATCGATGTATCTTAAACGATGCAGTCGAAACTGAAACTAGGCCGGTTTCTGTTAGTGCATGGATTAGAGACTTAATTAAAAAAGAATTAAGTTTAAAATCAAGTGAACAGCAATCATATATTAAAACAAAAGTAAAAAACTTAAATAACAAAAAACAATGAGCGAAGAATTAAACAAAAAAGAAGAAGCGGCAAAAGCAATGCTAGACGCTAGGGATCAAATTAATAATCCACAGACTTCTAATGATTCGACAGTTGAAGATGTTTCAGTAGAAATGTTGAGCGCAGTTGAATCCAATGGATTAGGTAGAGTTAATATGGACAATTTTGGGCAAGCAAGACCAGAAAAGTCTGCGGACCAATTCTTAGGATGGATGGTTCTAGATCAAGAAGAATTACCATCTAAAGGTAAATTTTACCCTAATGGTACAATAATTAAGATTAGATCTGCAAGAGCATCTGAGATTAGACATTTTTCTACCATGGATGAAAACAACTATATTGACATGGAAGAGAAATTGAATCACATTGTAGAAATGTGTACTCAATTAACGGTGGATGAAAAGAGATTATCTTATAAAGATATTTTAGAAGAAGATAGAATTGTAATTCTATTGGCTATTAGAGATCTTACTTTCCCTGAACCAGAAAACAAATTGATTCTTAAAGGTAAAACTGAAAACAGTAAAATTCCAGTTGATATCGAATTATCATCTAGATATTTAGTAGCTACACAGGTTCCTAATGAAATAGAGGCTTATTACAGTTCTAAAGAAAGAACGTATGTTATTAAGACTAGATCTGCTGGTGAAGTTAGAATGCGTCCGCCTTCAATTGGTGTTATGCAAGAAATTACTAAATACCTAAAGGATCGTCAAGAAAAAGAAGTTGAGTTTGATAAAGCCTTTATCCAAGTTCTACCTTATATCACACCGGATTGGAGACAATTAAATTTGCCTAAAATCTTTAACTTAGAAGTTGATTACAAATCATGGGATCAAAATAAGTTTATGGTTATCTATAGACTTGCTGAGAAAATGAAAATTGGAGTTGAAACAACACTTGAAATGGAATACGAAGGGGAGATCGCGAAAGCCCCTCTTGATTTCCCAGGTGGCATCAAAAGTCTTTTCATTATTTCAGATCTCGCTGGAGAATTACTTTAAGACTAAGTTCTATCTGGGCATACATCTCAGAATGCAACCTTCAGAAGTTGATAATTTATACTACTACGAGTATTGGTATTATGTTAAGAACCTGTCGGATTACATTAAAGAGAAGAATAATCAGAATAAGGATCAAGAAGAACAACAGGCACAACAACAGAATCAAATGAGTTCTAAGTATAAAACGCCTGCGATGCCTAAGATCCCACAAATGAAAGCACCTTCAATGAAGATGCCTAAATTTTAAAGATATATAAAGAGTATAGACAAACGCTACACACTAGTAGCGTTTGTCTTATATTAAAAAATACACACACTTAAGTTGGCTCAACTAATACCACCTATTTTAGCAAGTGCATTCGAAAGAATGGGATCTGGTAATAAAGCACTGGAACAAATCGCAATAAACACTGGCCAAACTGCAGCTTCGGTCTCAATGGGTGGTGATTTATATGAAAAAATGGATGAGCTTGTCAAGGCTCTTAAATCAGGTGGAAAAGGCAAAGGTAGTGTTTCTGCTAAAGAGGCTCTAGTCCTTAGAATTACTGCGGGAGCATTAAAACCCATTGGACTTGGTTTAGGTGTCATTATCGATGCTTTAGATAGAGCACCGGACGGCAAAGAACTTAAATTAAAGATGGAAGCATTGACAAATGGTCTTTTATCTTTAGCCGATATAGGATATTCAATCCTTAAATTTGCAGCCACTATGATATTGGCTACTCCATTATTACTATTAGCTGGTATTGGGGCCATTATTTGGGTTCCATTATTAAAACTTATGATTCAGGGTCTATTGTGGGCCACTGAGAAATTAGATAAAAAGGCACTTAAGAAGATTCTTGTACTCGGAGACGTGGGCACGGCATTATTAATAATGTCAGGTAGTTTAGTCTTAATGTCACTTCTAGCACCATATATCCTAAAGGGTCTATTGGTAGCCGGAGCTATTTTATTAAGTTTTGGTCTATTAGGTATGCTCTTAGATAAAATGAAAGTAGGTAAGAGTTTAAATAAAATGGCCAAAACTCTAAAAACCTTGTCATTGGCATTATTAGGGCTTTCAGTCGGTTTGATATTAATTGGACTTTTAACACAACCTATTCTATATGGTTTAGCCACAGCTTCATTGATAATTCTTACATTAGCTGGAGTATTCTGGTTAATAGATAAGATGCAAGTCGATAAAGCAATGAGAAAGACTAGTAGGGCACTTATAACTGCTGCCATGGCTATTTTATCAGTATCTGTTTCATTAGTGTTATCTTCTCTTATTATTTCTACATTAGGATGGGATGAAGTAGGTAAAGTATTACTATTAGTTGGTACTGTTGCCCTCGCATTCTATGTAATTGATAAAGTATTAGGTAAGAGTACTACAAAGGGTGCAACTATATTAATGTATGCTGCGGGAGCAATTTTAGCAGTTGCAGTAGCAATTTTCTTAGCTAAATTATTGATTGGCCCGGTTGATGCAGAGAATGCTCTTCAAACCTTTGGTGTTTTAGTTGTATTAGGCGCAGTTGCTGCAGTTTTTGCACTTGCCGGTGTTGGCGAAAAGTTTATTAAGAAGGGCTCAATAGCGATGATGTTTGCGGGTGGCGCAATGATAGTAATAGCGATAGGTGTCTATGCAATGAAAAAAGCAATAGACGGTATTTCTTGGGGTAATTTAGGCATGATGGCAGCAGTGATCGTTGGATTAGCTGTAGCGATGGGAGTTGCTGGTATTGGACCAGTTCCATTGTCTATAGCATTAGGTTCGGCAGCTATGGCACTAGCAGGTTTAGCTTTATTACCTATTGCACTTGGAGTTGCTGCACTTGCAAAAGCAACTGAAAACCTAACAACAGAGAAAGTACTTGTAATGGGTGGAGTTATTGCAGGGCTTGCAATAGCAATGGCCGCAGCAGGTTTAGCAGCACCATTTATATTAATAGGTTCAGCTGCGATGTTAGTAGCAGGTGTCGCGACATTGGGCATAAGTTTAGGTCTATTAGCAATTAGTAAATTAGACTTTAAAGCTTTAGGTAGTATTGATAAAAAAGGTAATAAACCATTTAACTGGTCTGGAGAAAAAGGCTTCTTTGGTGGTAAGAAAACTAACTTTGAGGTTGCAATGGACGCAATTGCAGATGGTATATCATTAGGTCCTCTTTCTGTCGCAGGTATTGCAATGGGAGCACCTATGTTGATATTAGCTGGAGCTGCATTAGTTGGTATAGTCGCGGGTATTAGAGCATTTTCCAGTATAGCTGAAGATGCTGATCTACCTAAATTAAAGCAAAATGTTAGTTTTATAGTAAGCGGTTTAGCCGATACTTTTGCAGAAGTTGGAAAAAAATATCCAGGTGGAGGTTCTTCATTATTATCTGCATTAACAGGTAATACTAGTGGACAATCAGTAGTTGCTATGGGTATTTCAGCTGTCGGTGGAATGGGTAAAGCACTCACCGGGATTGCAAAAGGTGTACAAGCTATGGCTAATCTTAAATTCCCAACAGGATTTGATAAAGATGGCAATCCAACAGGCTACGAAACAATAGATATTGGTACTGTAGTTCCAGGTTTAATAAAGAATACACAATTATTAGTAGCAGGTTTAAGTTCTGTATTCGCAGAGGTTGGAGCGTCTGAAGCAGCTCAAGGTAGTTCATGGTTTAGTAGTTCTACATATGAGAAGGGTATTAATGTTGTTAAACAAATGGGTACACCTCTTTATAATTTGGCAAATGGTGTACAAGCTATGGCCAATCTTAAATTCCCAACTGGCTATGATAAAGATGGTAACCCAACAGGATTTAAATCAATTGGTAACGTAGGTTCATTAGTTAAAAAACTATCTAAAAACACTAAAGCTCTTATTAAAGGTTTAGCTGGAGTTTTTGAAGAAGTGGGTAAATCTGGAATTGGCGAAGACGGCGGGTGGTTCTCTTCATCTAGTTTTGAAAAAGGTGTAGAGATAGCATTGCAATTAGGAGAACCTTATACAACATTGGCATCGGTAGTTGATAATGTTGTTAAAATTACTTCTAAAATTACCTCAGCTGAGGATGTAAAAGAAAAAGTAACCGCTATCATATCAACGATCACCGATGCAGGTGGACAAGATGTGGGAATTATTAATGCTAAAAAGAATTTAATAGCAACCATAGGAGGCACATACGCTAAATTGGCTACTGCAATTCCACAGATCATTACTGCTATTGCAACATTTACAGTAGACAAAGCAAAATCATTTGCATCTATTTTTGGAGGTGAATCTCCAGCAGAATTGTTTGAATCTAAAACAAATTTCTTAAAAGGCTTAACAACATCATATATGAGAATGGCAGTGGCCATTCCAATGATCGTAGGATCAATTAATACAGTAAGTGCTGAACAATTAGATGAGTTTACTGCAATATACGGTGGTCAAATGAATGTCGGAACAGAAGTACTGGACAGTAGATCAAACTTATTTTTAGCAGTAGGAACCGGTTATGAAAAAATGGGCAAGGGCGCTCAAGCTATTTCAGGTGCTATTAACGGAACTAACATAAAAACGTTAGAAGTATTTAAAGGTATGTTTGTTGGTAAAGTTAGTATGATAAGACCTGTTGCTGGATATAAAGCTCAAGCTGAATTGTGGAAATCAATAGGTGTTAGTATGAAAACAAGTGGAACTGTATTCCCTACTATAAGTTCTGCTATTAACTCTATGGATTTAGCTAAATTAACTGAAGCTAGAACAATGTTCGAAGCACTTGCAGTTTTATCAGAAGGAGGTTCTCCTAGCGATGTCTTAGCTCAAATGGGTGAATCTTTAGAAGATGCGCTTGATAATCTAGCTGAAATGTTAGAGAATTTCAGAAGCACTGTTCAAGAAGGAAATGAACAAAATACTGGTATTATCGAAAAAGTAGGTAATGCAGTTTCTAATATGTTCGGTAGTAATTCAGGTAGTTCAAGTTCACCTGCACCTAAAATCCAATTCCCATCTAAAATGGTTGTAAGTCTAGATCGTAAATCTATTGACGCAATTAAAGAAGATGGACTAGGTGGAGGCCGTTAATTGAAACATTATTTTAGTAGATCATATAATGTTTAAATACATTTAATATGATTACATCATCACATTCACATTACAATAGTTCTACACTTAAGTCAGCTGCATATAATTATGAGCATAAGACTCTATTGGTACATTTTAATCATGGTTCATATCTATACAAAGATGTTGAAGCTGCTGATTGGAATTTATTTAATCTTGCAGAATCTCAAGGTAAAGCTCTCAATCAATTTATTAAAGGTAAATATGAGTTTGAAAAAATTCATAGCGAAGATACTTCTTTAGTCGAGTAAATAAAAATAAATAAATTATGGAACAAACAATTGCATTCGTTTTAGGTGTATTTGCAGTGCTAGCTTTAGCTGGTGTTTTGAATATGTTTAAGACTCGTGTACAGATCAAGGATTTGTATACAGAAATTGAAGATTTACAAAACGTTATCAATGAATTAGAACGTGACCTTCACAGAGATAACGAAATGTTAGACCGCAGAATCGATCAAGAAATTGATAGGATTGACAGTGTTAGTCGCACTTTACATGACTATGCTGATCAACTACATTCAAAACACGAGGATGACTTAAACGAGCTTTATCGTTATATTGATTCCCGTACAGACAAAATGGCAGATGGTATCTCAAAACATATTGCAGACATTAATACAAAATTTAATGACAATACTGCATTCGTAGATAAACTGTATCATATGATAGAGGAAAATAAACTAGTAGAAACAAAATAAATTAAACTTTCGACTAAAGAATATAAAAATGCAACTCCGGTTGCATTTTTTTTGAAACAAATAAAACGGGTCATATATAAAGTACAAATATACTAAACAATGAAAGATCAAATAGTTGAAAGATTGCTAACAGAGGGTCACATTACCATAAATATGGCAGACTCATTATTAAACGATAGGCTTGAGAAAACAAGTACCGTTGCACTTTTAAGAGAGGACGGTATTATTTCAGTTCAAGAAGCTGTTATTTTATTGAAAGATAACCATGAATTGTATCAACCTTCATTTCCACCTATGCCGGCAATGCCTCCATTTCCAACTAATCCTTATCAACCACCTTTCACACCCGGAGATGTTCCACCCGGCACACCTTTTTGGTATACAACTGGAACTACTTATAATAAAACGCCATTTGAATATTCGGATACTAAATGGCCCGGAGATAAAAAAGAATAACCAAATTACATTAAAATGAAGAAGCGCAAATCACCGCGTGGGGAATATAATCCAGAAGATAGAAAACGGAAAATCCATTTCAAAAAAAAGAAACAGAGATTCGAAGAAAACTATTTTAATCCTAAAAGAATGGGAAATCTAGAGGATCTAGAGGATCTAGATGATTTAAATGAATTTGATTAATAATAATATGACTGAATCTGATTTTATACACAAATACATTGAAAGCATTTTAGACGTACCTGGTGATCTTAGTTCCGGTGTTAATGGTTGTATACCTAAGTCTGTATATAATAGAGTCTGCAGCATCTTAAAATCAAACGGAGCTAATAAACCACGGATAATTCAAGTAATAGAGGATCCAGAAGTAGAAACAACTTATATAGTAGAAAATGGGAAGTGATATGATATTTTGGGATGATATGTGGAATAAATCTTCAACAGATCCGGTGACACC